GCCCTAACTGCAGAAGATACGGAACCTTAAGGAACAATCCAAAGCACGTTCAAGATGGGGAAATCACATGTTCAAGATGTGACTGCGATTTCTGCTGCCACTGCGGACGTGACAAGGTAGGGTCAGGAGGAAGGCATAACTGGAATATCCTAAAGAAAGCCTAAAAGAGGAGGATGTTATTCATGATAGTTGAAAAAGCTGATGATTTCAATTCAAAAGATTATAAAGGTTACAAACCTTACAGCCCCCCTCCAAGAAACTATGATTGGAGAGACTATCATAAGTGGACCGAATCCAAAGGCATTAAGTTGGAGAGGATTAAAGGGACTTGTCATCATTGCGATATTAGGAAGCATAGCTGTATGGATCATAACCTTCCCAGATACTATTGCAAGAAGGACAAAGTGGATAGGCAATCTAGCTTATTTGAATTTTAAAAAGGAGTATTGATATTGTATGTGCGATTTTGACTGCAGATTCCATAGAGCAGGATACTGCGAATTGTTCGATGATGTTCTCAGCTTTGAGAACTGCATATTCAAAGATGAAGACGAGGAGGATGAGGAATGATGTTCACTATGTTTTTATTATGTGCATTCTTCCTTATCATTATTTTTTTAGCAAGTTTGAGAGGAGGACCCATATGAGTAAGAAAAGATTTAAGATTATAGACGGGCCTAATGGCTGCTTCATTAAGGATACCAAAGGGGAGTTAGCCACTCTTCCTTTAACCTTTAGCTATTCTGTATTATCTAAAGACAATAAGGATAAGCTACATGAATGGTTAAATTTCCTGAATAATAAAAGATCCAAGAAAAATTAAGGTGGTGAATGGTGTATGACAGAACGATTTGAGTTGAAGATGGAAGAGAATAAATGGTATTTCTATGATAATGTTGAAGAGGATTATATATATTCAAAACATAGTGTATGCAGATTGTTGAACCATCTCCACCAAGAAAACCAACAATGGAAAGAAAAACTTTCCAATGCCATAGATATTGCAAGATTAAACCAAAATGATGTAATGGAATTTTTAGCAGAAAATAGAAAATTGAAAGAAGAGAATGAGCAGTTAAAACATTGGAATAAGTGTTTAGCAGAAAAAAGACATGAAGAAAAGGGGCATAATGCTAGTTTAATCAAAAAATTAATAGATAAAATAGATTTTTTAGAAAGAATAATAGATGGGGATTTGTAATGACTGAAAAACAGAAATATATTCATTGTGATGAAAATGGGAACATTACTATATTAAGTGAAGATGACTTACCAAAATGTCCTATAACCAATGATATATCTCCTAAAGTAATAATTATTGGTGGAAATGCAAAGCCAACATCAGAAGTAGAGCATATTAATTGTAGATGTTGTGTTAATATACAAGGTGATGGTGTATGAAAAAACAAACCTTTAGCTGTACTGAATGCCAACATTTTTATGGCATAGATGGAGTAGGTGAAATGTGGATCTCCTGTAGTATTCATGGAGACTTCAAAGTCAAGAAAACAAGCTGCCCTGATTTCAAGAAAAAAGTAACTAAACTTGACTTGCTTCGAGAAATCAGACAGTTAAGGAATGAGAATGAAGAGTTAAGAAAGCAACTGGAAAAGATTCCCCCAAGCATTAAGGAGGTATGGATAGAATGATAAACAAACCCTTTAGCATTAAAGAAAACCTACTATTTGTCGAAGAAAATGACAATATCAAATATGTAACAAACATGATGAACTTCCAAGACGTGGTTGACCTGTTGAATGACCAGGACGAAACCATCAAAAGACAAGCAAAAAGAATAGAACTGCTTGAAAGCCTAATGCCAAAAGAACTAATAGAGGAATAATACTATGATAGTCAAATCTTTATGCAGCACATGTGACCATGACATAAGATTCGAGGACAAGCCATACGGATTACTAGTAGCAGAATGCAAACTCGAATGCGAACAATACGATCCAGAAGAACCTGTAGAATGCATCAATTGGAGAGCCAAAAAATGAAACCCGTAATCTGTTTAGATTTCGATGGAGTACTCAACAACTACAAAGGCTATGATGGAGACAACCTAGGCAAACCCAAACCTGGAGCAAAGGAATTCCTTCAGGAACTGAACAAAGACTACAGGATAACAATACTATCAGCAAGAAGATACACACAAATAATCCGATGGCTAAACGAACATGGCCTATGGGAATACGTTTCCAATGTAACAAGCTTCAAGCCCCCAGCATTAGCATACATAGATGACCGGGGAATCCAATTCAACGGAGACTACAATGAAATACTAGAGCAATTGAAAGATTTCAAACCATACTGGAGTGAATAAATCATGAGTGAAATATGCGATAAGATTGATGATCTAAGAAAAGGGATAACCAATGTCAAGAAGATAGTCAAACAGAAAACAGAAAACAGTGAAGGATACGAACAACTGTTCTGGATAAACTTCCTTATAGAACTCAAGGACATTGACTACCGCTTATATGACATGCAGAGAACAATACCAAAATACGAGGAATAGACCCATGACCCCACTAAATGAAACAATAAGGATACTTCGTACACAGATAGCTGCAGAGGAAATGCAGCCACAACCAGACATTCCTAAACTAAAGGAATTAAGGAAAGAACTTGACAAATGCCTACAGAACATAAGGGAGTGAATCTTTTTGATTATGACACGTGAAAGAGATATCAATTTCTTATTGAAAAAATACGAGACAAAACAGCCTGGAGAAACATTCACCAGCAACAACCTAAAGGAAACCTACAACAATAAGGAATGGAGACTTGCAGCAAAGATAAGAACCTGCAATTATGTGATGAACGAACTAGGCTTGCAAGGGACAAGCAGAGACAGATGCATATGGATAGTGAAGAAAGTTCCATTGAAACAATTGCACCGCAAAGCAAGTTGCGAGACAATAATCACATGCATATGCTTCTACATAAAAAAACTCGAAGCACCAAAAAGAAGAACCTGGAACTACAAAGTATGCAAGGAATACGGAGTGGATGAGGAAATCTTTAGCCTAGTCATAGCAAGGCTATGCGACTACTTCCAAAAGAACAGATATGAATGTGGCTAGTAGGTAATGTAATACTGGTAGAGGATACTTTATAAAAATTTTCTAGAATAGACATTGTATTCCTCCATAATAAAGGTGCTATAATAAAACAGTTTAATCAATCAACATATGCAATTATTTCTATATTTTAAAGTCTTCTCATGAAATAGGTGACATAAATTGACTGCTACAAAAAAACAACCTTTGAGGTGTACAAATTGTGGTAGTCAAGATTTATGTTACCTAGAAGATGAAACATTCTGTAGAAATTGCGGCCTTGTACTGCAGGGAGTGCCAAGCATAGAACATTATGATTATGGTTATATTATAGGTGGAAAAAGAATAACAAGTATTGATCCCTATGAATAGGATAGAATAACCCCCTTATGAAGAATAATAAAAGATTTTCCTCCGATAAAGAATGTAATTTTATTGTTTTTTTAATTTAGTTTATTTTATTTAATTTTTCATTGTCACTCTAAGATTAATTTTTTGTTAAAAAAAAATCCTTTAATTAAAGCAAAAATGTCTTTTTATTCATTTTAAATCACAAATCTTAAAAAATTCATCATATCAATTTGGGAAAGAACACACGTAAGGGGGTTATTCTATTCTATTCACAAATAATAAATCTCACACTATTTTTTTACACACAAGAACTCTACAGTTTTTTGCCTTTTAAATAGCTACAGCATAGAAAAAAAGAGGAGGATTCCATATAGTCCTCCTCACCTCTTCTATTCTAAAAAGATTAAAAAAATGTTTTCAAAGCAAAAGGTTACAGCATGACAGATAATAAAACATACGAACACACTTGCATACAAGAAGCACGGATCAGCACAATCGAAACCAAGCTTGAAAACAAGAAGGAACATCTGCATGAGGTTGATGAAGATTACTACCACTTGCGTGACAAGTTAGAAGCGATTAACATCAATGTAGCTGAACTGGCTGCCATAATGAAAGCAAATCAGAACAAGGAGCTGGAAAACGATAAAAGAATAGATACCTTAACACAAGAAGTGTCAAATCTCAAGACAGATGTAATGAAAGTTGATAAAAAGATTGATAACACTAACAGCAGTCTTGATACTATGAAATGGTTTTTACCACTCATATTCACAATACTCTCATTCACAGTAAACTACCTTTTATGATTAACAAACATTGTTAACATTAACAACTGTTAACATTCGTTAACAAAAACTTGTTAACTTTACAAAAAATGATTGAAGTGATGTAGATAGTTATGCCGCCAAGAAGCAAGATAGAATCAAGCCCTCATTTTAATGAGATAGTTGACCTTTTATTAGCAGGTCAGACTACAAGATTTGTTTCTGATTACTTGTTAAATGAATATGGTGAAAAGATATCTCATGTCTCTTTGAGCAAGTATAAGAAGAACAAGTTGAACATCAAGGCAGCTGCAAAGAAGAAGCTCTTCGAGAAGGAGAAGCAGAAGCTAATCAAGGAGAATGCCAAGAAGGCTGCCACCAAAGAAGCTAAAGCAGAGCTTAGCATGGAAGCTGCAACAAGCTACCTAACCAGGAACTATGAAAGAGTAGAGGAATTCATAGAAGCAACCTCCGACATCAACATTATACAAGCATTGGAGGATTACAAGAAAAGCCCTGACTTCGATGAAGGCAAATACCTGGACCTGAAGATCAAGGTGCAAAAGCTAAGGCTTGAACATATGAAGTACGAGACAGACCTCCTGGAAGACAACACACTAAATGTGAATGTCAGCAACGAGGAGGAACTCTTCGATGAAGCCGAGATAATGAGGATCTTAAATGAGGAATCCGAACTATAAGAAAGTCACAAATGACCTTTACCTTTTCTATCGTTATTTCGTAACCAGGAACTTTGAGGAAAGCGTTCCAGCACCACACATAAAGAAGCTTGCACAGGCATTGACAAGGGTAACCTTTGATACCAACAGCAAGAACAGATTATGTGTTAACATGCCCCCGCAGCATAGTAAATCATCATTAATTACCATTGCATACACCGTATGGCTAATACTGCAGAACCCAAACCGCAAGATACTAGTGATAAACGCTGAAGCAGGATTAAGTGAAACCTTCGGTATACAGATAAGAGACCTAATGGAAAGGCTTAATGGATTGAAGGGAATCACAATATCCAATGTGAAATCAAGCAGCACATACATCATGTTCAACAAGAACGGAAGATTGCAGCAAGGCCACATCCGATTAGTAGGTAGTAAAGGTTCCATCACAGGACATCCTGAAGACATAATAATAATCGATGACCCTTACAAGGGGATTGAAGACACAACCCCAACATTGCTGCAGAAGAAAATAGACTGGTTCACCACTATTGTTGAACAGCGTGTACGCCCAAAGACCAAGGTTATAATACTCCATACCAGGTGGCATAGTAACGATATAACAGGTTACCTCTTAGAGAATGAATCCTACAAGTATGACTTTATAAGTTTCCCAGCCATTGACGAGAACAACAACGTATTATGGCCTCAATACTATGACCTGGACTTTTACCTGGACAAGCAGGCCACAATCGGAGAACGAATGTTCCAGGCACTTTACCAGCAGAAGCCTTTGGACTTGACAAGCAACTTCTTTTATACTGACAACATCATATGGGAAACCGATATAGATACAAGGTATCATATAGCCTCCTGCAGAAGCTGGGATATGGCATACACAGAAGCTTCAAATCCAAACAGCAAGAATGCAGATTACACTGCAGGAGTAAATGCCTACAAGATAAGCGAGAACCATTACATATTCACAGACTTTGTTCATGGCCAGTATGGGAAAGAGAACATCAGGAAGATTCAGAACACCGCATACTTGGATGGGATGAACAAGACAATACTTATTGAAACAGGTACTAAAGGTGCAGCAGCTAAAGAGCTTTTCAATGTCTGGAAAAAGGATTACCTTCAGAAGTACAAATGCAAACAATCCCTTCCATGGGGTACAAAGGCAGACCGTGCGCAAGCATTGGCAGATGCAATGTATGATGGCAAAGTCCATTTCTGCATCTACGATGATGGCTTGAGGAATACTGTACTGGAACAGTTCAAAGCATTCCCAAACACTGATCATGATGACATTGTTGATGCATGCTCATACGCATTCCTATACCTGAAGGATAAAGGAGCTAGTCAGATTGTCACTGGTGGAAAAAGAAGAAGAAGGAGCATAATATGAGTTTCATTGATAATATTAACGTTAACCGATTATTCAATAGAGTCAGCAGGAGCAGTAATGTAAAATCAAATACATCTACAAGAGCAGGGTATGTTAACCTTTTTCAACGGAAAGACAATATGATTCCATACAAAAAAGGAGTTAGCATACTCAGAGACACTCAAGTAGCTACAGGTTTCGATATCATCAAATACTTATTATCATCCAAGCAATGGATATTGACCAATCCTAATGAGGATTCTGAAGCTTATGATTTCATACATGACATGCTTCAGAACATGGAAACAGATCTCCAAACAATTGTAAAGCAAATGACCTCAGCTATTCCATGGGGTTTTAGTGTGCATGAGATATTGTATGATGTCAAGGATGGCAAGATAATCGTAAAGGATGCTATCCCTGTACACATCAAGACCTTGCAGAACCAGCCATTCGTCTATGATGATGACGGGAACCTGGTTGCAATACACCAGGAAAGCAATAATGGGGAAGCTGAAATACCAATCAACAAAGTACTGTTATACAGCTACAACAGCCTTTATGATGAAAAGGAAGGCCATGGATTACTGTATGATTTCCTCCCTATCATTGAGGATAAGGAGAATGTTATGGATTGGCTGATGACATTTGCAGAGAAAAACGAATCCCCAACACTATATGGTAAAACCGACAACCCAACATCACGTGACCAATTATTAGATGCATTTGATGACATAAGCGATGGAACTACCGGTTTAGTTATCGGTATGGATGATGATGTTGGAGTATTGGAATCATCCCATAGGGGAGAGACATTCTTCAGCATACTACAATACAAGGACAATCAAATCTTCCGTAGGATGTTCATAGGTAACCTCTTGCTTGGGGACAATAGTCAGACTGGTACATATGCACAGTCACAGACTCAATTGGAATTCGGTACATTAGTGTTTGATGGTTTGCTTGAAGAGATAGCTAACACTTTCCAACAACAGATCATAAATCCAATGGTTGAATTCAATTACGGCCCTAACATAAAGGCACCAGTAATAAGCTTCGAGAAATTCTCTAAAGGAGACATTGAGAAACTATTCAACATCGTAAAACCATTAATGGATTCAGGTGTAGTGGATAGTGAGAACAGTGCAGTCCAAGAGTCTCTAGCATTGCTCTTTAAAGCAGAGGCTGGAGTGGAATATGTGAATGATGAACCGGTAATGCCAGAAGAAGATTTCGGTTACCAGGAACCAGTAGATGGAGCAGACCTAACCAATACAATATTAAATGATTTAAATGGTATCTGATGAGAAACTAATCAAGCAAGGGATAAGGTACACTGATTCATTGTTTGATGAATTAATCCGAAGACTTGAAAAGGGAGTCCTTGATAATGATACACTCGAGGCATTCCTGGAAGCAACCAAGGAATACACTACCAATAACCCTTTAACCGAGACAGGTTATACTGATACGATGATAGCTCTTATACTGGCCGAAACCAATAACCACAAATTCAGCAGGCCAAGTCAAAGGGAACTAACCAGGGTAACCATAGCAGAGTATGTTGGAAACCTAATCACAAATGTCGGTGAAGACATCAAACAGACTGTCCGAGACATAGTCACAGAGGAATACAATAACCCTGAAGGATCTAATCCCCAGAAGATGGCCAAGAGAATAAGCGATGAAGTCGAAGGCATAAAGAACAAAAGGGCCAGGACAATTGCCCGTACCGAGATAGCACGTACAGCTACAATATCAGATTATATCATAGCTAAAGAACGTGGAGCTACACATTACACAGTAACTTGCAGAAGCACAAGATGCCCTATCTGCGAGGAGGACTATTGCAAAAACAATGCTACTGGTGGAGATGTGGAATACAGTATAGAGGATACTGAGATGTTACCACCAAGGCATCCTAATTGCAGGTGCAGCGCAAACTTCTACAAGAAATAAGATTCATTATCATATGTTGCCGATGATACGAGGCATAATTGATTTTATATTTAGGAGGTCCTACAAAAATGACAGAAGCAGATCCAAAACCACAAACTGGTGGAGAACCAAAACCACAACAACAAACTGGTGGGAATGACCCATTAGACAAATTCAGTGAAATCAAAGCACGTTTCGATAAAGAAATAGAAGAACGTGACAAGAAGATACAGGAATTGGAAGAGGCCTTATCCAAGAAGGATAAGGAAGTCAATGATGTCATAAGTAACTTGAATGATGAAGTCAATGACAAGCTTAGACAAGCAGAAGAACTTAAAGCATTGCAAGCCAATGTGAATGAATTATTGCAAGACAAGGCAAATGCCCTTGTAGACAAATACATCAATGAAGGCAAACTAGTCCCTGCACAAAGGGAAAAAGCATTATCACTTTGCCTTTCAGACCAAGACATGTTCATATCTTTATATGAAAACGCACCGTCAATCGTTGACACAAACCCAAAACCAAGAAGCATGAAGGTTAACGGGAATGTGGATAAGATGGTGGAATACTTCAAAGACTAAAATAATGGAGGATTAAGACTATGAGTCAAATATTAAATTATGGAAAAACTCCTGTTGTTCCATTCAAAGCAAAAGAAGGAGACATTAGTATTGTTAAAACTCAAACTGCAGCAGGAACTATCTCAGGTCCTTCAGTTGCATCACCATTAGCGAAAGGTGCGGCTGTAGAGTTAGATAGTGAAATGACTGTAAAAGCATACAATTCCGGTTTATTTATTGGTTTTGTATACAATGAAGGTAAATGGGTAAATGGTGAACCTCGTACCGCAATGAACCAATCTGCAGCAGTATCTGCAGATGCATTACGTGAAGTTGGTATTGAAACCATCTTTAAGAAGATCATCACCTTAACCGGTAAAACCTCAGAAAGCATCACTGCTAAAAAATACTTAGTATTCCACAGTGATGGAACTGTAAAATTATCCGCAAGTTCCGGCAGTACTGCAACTAACATGGTTGCATTATCTGACCAAGACACCAACAACAAAGTTGTTGTCGGAATATTATAATTATGGAGGATAAACGTATGGAAACTATACCAAAACTTTTTGAGAACAGAACTCACAACTTAGAATTTTACGCTCAAAAAAGAGTTTACGGAACTCTTAAATTATTAAACAAATTGCCAGTTGTACAAAACGTATCTGGTGAATTCACCAATTATGTATCCACTGATGCTGATGATGTTATCGGTGACGTAATCAGTACTGGTGATGGATTAGACTTCAACGAAATCAAATTCGGAGAACCATCCGCATACAGAGGAGCAACCTTACCAAAAGGTTACATGTTCAAAATGAACTC